TATGAGCCCGTACAGTTGTCGCTGTGCGACCTTGTCTTTCGATGTTTTTCGGTGTCTAATAACCGTTATCTGATCAACTCAATACTGGAGTATATCTCCTACCTTAATATTAAAAATTTTAATCATACGTGATTATTTTACAACAATTATTTAATGCCCCTCCTCATAATATTCTTGTGAGTGATGCCCATCACCATTTAGCAAACTTTATATCATATACATTAAATTTATTGCTTACCGATATTATCAAATATCATTTTGGGGGAGTGTTGTAACTCCCCCCTTCCTAGAATATTTATATTCTAGGTAATTTCGTTAGCATAGTGATTAGTTCACTTTTCCTATTTAATAAGCTTTTGTGGAGCTTTGATTCACATCACTAATTATTTATTTAAATTCTGCAGTGCCATGCGGCACCTCTACTATGCTCTCTTCGTTTGGCGGACTTTCATTAGCCAAACTAGTATATCTCTTCTATTTTTGACTGGCAAACTGCCGCAATTAGGGATAACCGTTGATATGGTTGTTTCGGTTGCCTCAGTTAGTGTTTGGAATTCCTGAGGTTGTGCATCCTTTGTGATGCCTGTGGCCCCTCAAAAATTACCCCCCACCTAGTTAACCGATTGTGGAGAATAATGAATCGGATTTATATCAACCGTAGTTGGGACTTCAATTAACTTTGCGGTCACAATGAAAAACTGTGTACCCTATTAGTAACATTGCCATTTTTGATGATCCTAGTTGGACTTCAGGCAACTAATTAATTGGGTACCGCCTTTGAGCTATCTATTCGCCTTTAAAATGGCGCATGATACTCTTAGGCATCTTCATTACGTATAACATACTAATTATGGATGCTTTAAGAGAAAATTGCGTTTTACCTTTTATGCCTTTTAATAGTGATATTTTCACTTTTCCTCAAAAACCTCTAGAACCGCCCTCGGACCATCTAGTATTTCAACTTTTATGTGGGGAGCCCCTCCCTTTAAAGTTGTTACCTAATCCTTTGTGTGTAACTCACGCTGGTATTGAAAGTTACAAACTTTCATGTAAGCGTCAATATCAAAGGAAAATAGTAAGTGTTGCGCACGATAAAGTGCGCAAAGAAATTCTCAAAGTCTCCACTGTCAAAACTCCCAAAACCACGGGTGTTGTGCAGCCCCGTAAGTGGATGGATCCTAAGAGAATTAAGAAAAAAGAAGCTGCTGTGCAGCGTATGCGAACGCAGCACAATAAAAATCGCCGTAAACCAAAAAATCCAGAAAAGAAAGCCATTGCACATGCTGATCTTACGATCCTTGGCGATGACGGACTCATCGGTAAATTTATCGATAGAGTTTTTGGTGGCCAAACCACTCAAAATATTCTGGGACAAGTTTCTAGCGATCAATTTGACTCTTTTTGTGCTCGTGTTGGAACTTCATGTGTGCCACTCATGAAAGTCACTTCCCAGCTAAGCCAATACTACAATCATGATAAGTGCAGAAAAATGCTAACTATCATAACTCGTTTTTGGTTTGTTGTAGATTTGATACCAAAACAACCTGATTATGTTTCAGCTTGGAAAGTCATCTATCTATGGCTCAATACAGACGAGTTCAACCTTATAGGTAGTCTCATTATGAATGTTTTCAAAGTGATTAAACGAACCATACCAGATACTTCGTCACGTAAGGCTGTTAAACAGTCCGGTGATGAAGCGGTGTTTGAAGCTGATGAATCTGGTAGTAGTTTATTTAAAGCTTGTGAACGTCGTGACATCATACCTATGGAATTTCTTCGTTCTTTTATGGGTAATTGGTCGTCTTTACGTCATAATCCATTATTTAAACATTTGCGTGAAATATTTTTAGCGTCTATAGCCCTAAAACTCTTTAGTGTGGCAGATTTACCTAAGTGTGGACAAACACTTGCTGAAACCATGTTCCCTGTTATAAACACTAAAACTCATTCAGCCACATCTCTTGTTGATGCTGTTCTCAAATCTATTATAATTATAGGTGAGAATCTTAACAAGTGCGTGCGTGATAGGTCTATATTACCTTTATTTGGCACTTCACGTAACATGAAACGTTTAGAAGCTCGTTTCCGCACCGTTCACGAAATTGATTGTTGTGTTAGTTACAACATTGGTACTGTGAAACAGTATGGTTTTACAGACGATACTTTTAAGGAATACGTCAGAACCCTGCGAGAAGATCTAACTTATTATAGTCTTGATTTGAAGGATGGTTTCGCAACTACACGTATTGATCGCATGATTAAAGAGCTAACGGAGATTGGCGCTAGATTCGTCTCCAAACACTGGCGTGGCAAAGCTCGTATTGCTCCCTTTACCATTGGTATGTATGGAGGCACTAGTGTTGGAAAGTCTGTCCTCTCACAGCAAATACTGCGTTGGCTTTTAGATTGTAATGGTATTCCTGCTACATCTGCTACCGCTATTGCTCGCATCGATCTTGCTGATAAATACGAATCCAATTTACAGACGGACACTGTTGGCGTTATTATAGATGATGTTGCGAACACCATCGCAGACCGTAACAATGGTATTGCAGTTACCGAACGGATCTTACGTTACGTTAATAATATGCCTGCCACAGCCGTTAAAGCGGATCTGCGTGATAAGGACACAGTGCCTATTAGACCACATGCCGTTATCATGTCTTCCAATTTATCGGACTTTGGAGCCCGTTCATACTCTGTTGAGCCGCTTTCTATTGTGCGTCGTTGTAATGTTTGTTTACAAGTTGCTGTCAAGCCTGAGTTTCAAACATCTGATGGAATGCTTGACAGTTCCAAGTTGCAGGCATATGATAAGGAATCATGGATACCTGCGTGGAACTTCACTGTATACAAATTTTGTTATAAGAGTGCCCAAGACAAAAACTTGACTCCTATAAATGACCTTACACATACTAGTTCTGATGGTCGTACTTTTAGTTTGACTAACATGGGCTGGGTTGACTTGTTCACTTACTTGATAGATGTTACGAGATCACATTATAAGAATCAAGAGCGTGTTGTATCCGAAGGACCACGGATGGAGAAGCTGACCAAGTCATGTAAGGGGTGTCGCTTCCCACTCAATATGTGTCGTGACCGACCGGAATGTAGGGACGACGAGCCTATTGAAGACACTAATAGTTTACCCTATACGTGTAGCTCTTCCTCATCACAGGATTCATTGTCACTAGCGCCGAGCATGACAGATTCGTCAGTGAGTGCACATGTGGACATTGCGGTGACAGAAGACACTAGTAGCTCCTCTGATCTGAGTACAGATTGTTTCGAATCAGTGGATACAACACCACCTTCAAAGCCTATTGCATACCCCCATGCGTCCAACGGAGTTGTGACCTTTTGGGATCGTGTGAAGTCCTGTTTTAGAAAGTATCGATTGCTCACCAACCACATTGAATATAGCGAAGATGATCGCCGTATTGAAAATGGTGACGATTCAGCTATTGCATACTTTGATGAACTGCAAGAGACTAATACTTTCTTTCGACTGGCTTCTTGGCTACCTGACAGTCCTTGGGTTGCTAAAAAAGTCACTTGGTTCGTGCAAACCCCTTTCGCTCAATTTATTGCACGTGGTGTGCCGACAATGCGTCGGTATACTATGTGTTCTGCGTTAGCCGTAACTGGTTTCGCTATAGGTTACACCATAGTTGCAATTCCTGTAACTGTGTGTGCTGCATTTGGTTTTGGGTCCGAAGTGGCAATAGCTAAATATAGGCAGTTGCGTATTAATGCTCAAGTTTTTGGAACTAAAGTATTGTCTTCCTACGCCTTTAAATATTTGTCCCTTAATTGGCTTGAAGTTACGCAGTGGTCGTCTGTTACTGTTGCAGCGTTGTTTATCATATCCAACTTGATTAAACGCGTCAGGCATGTGAAAAAGAACTTGCCACATGGTAATCTTCTCCCACGGCATGTTGATGATGTAAAACTTCGTGATGATGAAGTCAATCAATGGGCCAAAGTGCACACGGCACGTTCTAAGCATATCCCAACTGTTAATATGACTGAGGATGATTTTAATCGTATTATACACGATAATACTCGTTTAGTTATCTTTAGAGACATTGCGTTAAAGGGGAAGAATCCTTTGTGTCATTGTTTGATGCTCAGAGGCAATGTAGGTGTCATTCCTGCCCATGCCGTTGAACATTTTAGTGATGGCACAGTTGATGTACGCTGTGCAGCACCGGGCACCACACTAGGCAACGTTGAATGTGTGTTGAATCGTGACATGATTTATCCATTACCAGGAACCGACTTAGCGTTCATCTATTTAAATCGGGTAAATCAGGCTCGGGACATCACGTGTCTTTTTTACGACGATGTGTGTCCTAGTGGCGTCGGTGCTATTTTGAGCGTTTCCAAGATTATGGAGCCTACCCTCTGGGGGTGTAATATCATTAGCTATGCCACGGACCTTTCTTGTGAAGGCACTGTGTGTAAATCTTTTGAGGGCTATCGCTCATTGCTCCATGGTGCTAAACGCAGCTACAATGGCTTGTGTGGAGCACCATTGGTAGTATATGGTGGAAGCATGTCCATTATAGGCATACACTTGGGTGCCATCGTGGACCATGTATACACTTATAAAGAGTGCTTGGCTGGACGTCTTACTCAAGATATGATTACAACTGGACTGAACCAATTAGTACAACACCCATTGGTTCACCTGCATGCGGACTGGGGTGAGATACCCGACCAATTGTATGGCGAGCCAGTCATAACATCGACTGATGTTCACCGCAAATCGGCTGTTGCCCATCAACCTGCTGAAGATAATAGTATATCGGTTCTTCATCTGGGACAAGGCTCTTTTCCCAAGAAGTATACTTCTAAATGTGTCCAAACGCCTATATCCTCTGAAGTCCGAGCTCTTTTTAACATAGAGACATGTTGGGATGGTCCTCAATTTAGTAAACCATGGGTTTTCAACCGAGATTATCTTATACATTCGTCTAAATGTTCAATGGGCTTACCATGTCCTCATGTTTCATTTGCCTATTCTGACTATACTACACAATTATTTGATAACATAGATCAGAGTTTTTTCCAAGCTGCTCGCCCATTAACTGATATCCAAAATGTTAACGGTATTCCCCAATGTAGGTTCATAGACGCTTTAAACATGTCCACATCTGTGGGTTATCCTATAAATCGCCCGAAAACTGAATTTTTACTTCAGGTTGATGAAGAGGAGATTGCTTATCGCCATTACCAGCACCCACGGAAATTAGATTCCAAGTTCTTTGCGGAAGTCAATAAGTGTGACGAAATTTTATCACGCAATGAGCGTATTATGTCCATCTTCTATGCATCGCTCAAAGATGAGCCTACTAAGACTACGAAGACGAAAGTGCGTGTTTTTCAAGCTGCGCCTATTGCCTTATCACTTTTAGTGCGTAGATATTTCTTGCCCATAGCACGTATTTTATCATGCAATCCCTTGATTTCAGAATGTGCTGTTGGCATCTCCGCTGAAGGACCCGAATGGTATGAATGGGATAAACATGTCTTTCGTTTTGGTAATAAACGTGTGTTAGCGGGGGACTATAGTCGTTATGATCTATGCATGCCCGCGCAACTATCCACCATGGCTTTAGGAATTATGATCGACTGTGCCAAGAAGTCTCCCAATTACACAGCTCGTGATCTAAGAGTCATGAATGCTTTGGTTACTGAGCTTTGTTTTCCCATAGTACATCTCAATGGAGACATTGTTTGTTTGCTGGGTTCAAATCCTTCGGGTCATAATCTAACTGTTTATGTGAACTCAATTGTTAATTCAATCATTTTTCGTTGTGCATACTACGACTCCCAGCGATGCCGCAATATCACGACACTTCGACCGTTTGACAAGGTTTGCAGTAGCAGCACTTATGGTGATGACGTTATTGCTACGGTCTCAGGTTCCTTAGGTACTACTTTTACTTTTGACTCTGTAAAGCAGTTTTTGGCACGTTATGATATTGTGTTCACTACTCCTGATAAAAGTGATCGCGAAGGAATTCATTTCTTTGATAAGAATGACGTTGACTTTCTTAAGAGGAGAACAGTGTTTGTTCCAGAGTTATACTTGCCAGTTGGTGCATTAGACGAAATGTCGATACTCAAGTCTCTGTGTTGTATTGTACAAGGACATGAGTCGATATCTGCCGTTACACAATCTAACTTAACTCTCGCTGCTCGCACCTATGTTTATCATGGCCGAGCAAAATTTGATAAAATCATTGTGAAGCTTCGTTTATTGGCTGAGAACCAAGGATGGGATTGTACGCTACTTAACCTCAACTTGTCTTTCGATGAATGGATATTGAAGCATCTAATCTCCCACCGCAAGGAGTATTTATCACTTCACGTTACTGAGACAACGACTGGAGTATTCGCCGGTTCTCTAGGCGATTCCTGGAAGAAGAAACTTTTGCAAAAGTATCCCAATTTCCTCAATCCTGTCTTTGTTGAGGCTAAAGACTTTATGAGTGAACGACTCATATTTGAGATTTCCTCACCCACGTCCAGCACGACGATTAAAAGGCAACTTGATGCACAGATTACTGAAGAACTTAGTGGTGCCGTCCCCATTAATGTTTTTGAGCATGCATCAGGTACGGGTTTTTGAGCCATATTTATGGCTCGTGTGCAACGCACACAAACAAACGGCTCGCACAACTTGGATTGGTGAATCTTAGTATGTGTTAAAAATTAAAATACACCGCTAGTTCTAATATTTCTAAAGAGTCTTCAGATACTCTTAAATCTGAACCCGATTGTCCATTAATGAACTCAGCTGCACCTGCACGTGCTGTTGAGCAAATTACACAGTTCCGTGACCAGGACCCTGGATGGGGTGCTGGTGTCGCCAAAGTCGAGGACCCTACTCGAAATGTTGGTTTGACAACAAATACAGATCTAGGATCATTTTTGCAACGCCCTGTCAATATATTCACTACTAACTGGATTGAAAGTACAGATGGCATTGACACAATGGTTATAGATCCATGGTATCTTTTTATGAGTCATCCTTCCATCTCTAATAAACTAGAATCATATAAATTGTTTCGAGGGAACATGAAAGTCAAGTGTACCCTGAATGCCAATGGTTTTAGTTATGGATGTATGTTAGTTTACTATCATCCTCTCTTTTACCAAGATACCACTGCTGGTTATATAGCGCCTACTAATATGCCTGCTGTGTCTCCAGTTTCAGCATCTAATTATAAATATGCAACTATGCCACTTTCCAGTGCGTCAATAGTGCGGCATTCACAGAAGCCGCACATATATCTTATACCCTCAACAAGTACGGGTGGTACCCTTAATCTGCCCTTCTTGTGGCGTGAGAATTGGATGGATCTTACAACTGGGGATGTTGATAAGCTTGGCAAAATAGTTTTACACCCGCTGAATGATTTAAAGAGTCTTGACGTTGGTGTTGGTGCTCGCGTCACCATTACTATCTATGCCTGGCTCGAGGATGTTAAATTATCTCTTGCCACCACTAGTGATCTCAAACTGACTATTAAGAGACCCAGTGACTTGGTGTATAAACCCTCTGATACATGGCCTAATAGCTCGCCCGAATTCGCTGCCTCTGGTGATCAGCCCGAAACCAAAGTGAAGAGGAGATCTGTAGCTCATGCAGGAGATGAGTATGGTAATGGCCCCATTAGTAAAGTTGCTAATAGTATTGCAATAGGCGCTGACGCTCTATCCGATGTGCCAACTATTGGACCATTTGCGCGTGCTTCATCCCTTGTAGCTCAGGGTGTTGGTCGTCTCGCATCTTTGTTTGGTTATTCCAGGCCAACCATCTTGACAAATGTAGCGCCTTATAAACCAATGTATCTCGGCAATCTTGCCAATACAGATGCTGGTGATTCCAGTCAAAAGTTGACTTTAGATTCCAAACAAGAGGTGACCATCGACCCTAGAGTGGTTGGTTTGCCTTCTCAGGATGAAATGTCAATACGATCAATTGCTGGTCGTGAATCGTACTGGAGAACCTTCATGTGGGGTGGTGCCACTGGCTCAACTGGTAATACTTTTAACGCCGGTGACCGCATTATGAATTGTGTAGTGACGCCTATGTTGTACCGTAACGAACTCAATAATACTAATGCTAACACCATTAGATGCAATATGACTGCCACATGTTTTGCTACCATACCATTTAACAACTGGCGTGGTACTATGCGTTTTAGATTTCAGATCATTGCCTCCCAATTTCATAGAGGTCGATTGCGGGTTGTTTGGGACCCCGACAAGATCAAGGAGGATGCTTTTATGCGGCAGATGGATACATCTGTAGTGATGTCTGCTGTTGTCGATCTTGCTGATTGTCGTGATTTCATTGTTGATATTGGGTGGGGAAGAACCACTACATACATGGCTAAAACCATTGAACCTCAAAACCTTAACATAAATGATAATGATTTATTCGTGGAAAGTTCTGGTTCGAATAACACCGTGTCTAATGAAACATTGGACTCACAATGGGGTAATGGAGTTATTGGCTTGTATGTCGTTAATGAACTCATTGCCACTCATACTTCTGCTGGGTCAACGGTGTTGGCTCCAGCATATGTCAATATGTTTGTATCCTGTCCGGATTTGGATGTGGCTAATCCTGTTGAGAAGTCACTACAAAATTGGACTCCTGTGACACCGTCTGGTATGCCAGCCCAGTCACCTTCTGAACTTACTCCCCCTGTGGCTCATGCTCATGCCGGTTTTGAAGAAGTGCAACCGGATCATGCGCCCGTATCGAGTGGTGTTCAAATTAAGTTAGGTCCAGACATTCCGGCACTTGACTCACAGATTTCTAGTGTGTTCTATGGAGACCCAATACTCTCATTGCGTACTCTAATGAAACGTTACACATATTACATGGCGTATTACGTTAGCCATGCTTATGGTACTAGTGATGACAAGGCTGTTACCCTTAGTGAATACCGACTCCCTGACTTTCCAATTTATTTTGGTACTACTTTGAGTCTTGAAGCACCTATGTACAGTTTTCCTGCCGCAACTACTACTGGTAGTACTCTGTTTGGTTTCAACCCTTGTAAACAAAGTTACATGTCGTTTTACGCACCTGCTTATGCATGTAGGAGGGGTGGTATGCGTTGGAAATATATGTTTAAAACGCGACACACTGCACCTACGGCTGGAACTTCCAGGGATACTGCTCCATTATTGACTATTACACGTGGGGCATATCCCACACCTGCATACACTCAAAGTCTTATGGAAAATCCAACTGGTAAACATTTTGAGATTCCATTTGAGTATGCAAGATATATGCCTGTTGGTGAGGGTGGCTCTTTTGTCACCAATACTGACGGTAACCCTGTGGCCGAGATAGAATTGCCCTTTTATACTCCCTATCGCTTCCTTACTCCGAAGCCTGAGCGGGAGTCTCAAGATACTCTTGTCGTCAAAGATCGTAGTCTCTCATCAGCAAGAGATGATGGTGAATTTCATATTGTCACCGCATTTGTTGCTCCGGACAAAGATCAAGGCGGCCCACTTATGTCGTATTATGCGGCTGCTGACGATTTTTCGTTACATATGTATTTAGGTCCACCCCTTTTGTACTATATACATAATTTCGATTCCCTGAAGCAAGCACATGCTACGCCATTTTCATACCCTGTGC